TTTGAACTACTCACTCAATTCTATAGCTTTAGCAATTGCCGTGCTTATATCGCTATATGTTGGCATACAGTCGCGATTGTGGGCGCTAATGTAATAGGTTATTGAATCGCTTAAACGGTTATAGTCTTGGTCTATATCGTCCGCAACATATATTAAAATATCGTCTGATAATTGGGTGGAATAATAAGATGGGGCGCTATCATTACACCACGAACAATCTGTAAAACCCGCTTTTAAGAGTGCAAGCGCGTCTCTTTCGGGTAGTATTGCTTTAATATCCGCATGAATTGATAGGCTTTTAGGGTGTGTTACAGATAGTTTTTTGAGGGTTGCAAGGGTTGCCATTTTAACGGCCTTTTTTATGAATTTAACAAATAGCACTCGCAAGAATGCTACCTATAAACGCACAAAAACTACTCTTTTTCTAATTGCTCAAAAATAACGCTGTAATATTGATTAAAGCGATCTTGTGTTTCTTCTGTAAAAGACTCGTTGCCGTCTTCATCTTCAACGGTTTGCGCGCCCCAACCGTCCATTTCTAGCAAAATATCAGCTAGATCGCACGCAAATTCCACGTTATTTTTTATTAGTGTTTCGTTTTTCATTATTTAACCCTCTTTTGAATATATGGCGTGCCGCGTTTTTGCATTAATTTGTCGTAATTTGGATTTTCTAAGTTGTAGACTATTGACCAATAGCCGAAACCTTGCATCTGCCCCCACAAATGGCATTTTTCCTGAATGTGGTTATGGCCGCGCCCCAATACGTTAAATTCCGCCAATATGGGCGAATAAACATCTTTTCTGTACTCAACTATTGCCTTCATTCTTTTTTGCTCCGTTGGTTTTAATAAGTATTAAAAAGCCCACTATTAAAAATGGGCTTGAAATAGTCACTAAATGAGGGCGGCTAGATTGCCTAGCGTTGATTGATTGAAGAAAAACCCGCTTTTTGTTTCATCTTGTGCGCGTTGTACTTTGTTTGATCCTTTCCGCTTTAATACGCCTATAGCGTTTTTTCTATCCTTAAAACGCGCGTCTGTTTCGTCAAAATTGACAACCGGAATAAGCCCCAATTTTTCGGGTAATTTATATTCGCCCTTAGTTTCGGCGGTGTTTATAGCCAATACGGTTCGTTTGCCCGCTTTAATCGCCCGCGCCGTTATTTGTAAGCTTTTCGCGTTGTTAGCTGATCCGCTAAAAGTCAAGTCGTAATTGGCTAGATTGTTTTTCAATACGCGGCTATATATTTTTGTGTAGTCATAAAATAACTGATCCGGCATTGACTCGATCAGATCAGAAAAATCAATATCACTAGTGCCATTTAACCGGATTGCCAGTGTTTCGCCGTAGTCCAATTGGTGTTTCAGTATTTCAATGCGCAAATGCTTTTTGAATGTTTCGGGTTCAAGTGCGAGAAGGATTGTTCTTTTTGTTGCGGCATTACTACCGGCTTTTTTTCCTAGTTGGCCGGAATCAATCAAACAGCCCTTTTTACACCCCATAAGATCGGCGGCGGCGCAAATTGTTTTAGTTGTTACTTGGTCGGCGGGTTTTAAGTACAAAATGCCCGTATTGACGTTGATTTTTTGCCCTTTTTCAATCTTGGTTGAGCTATTGACGTTGATCAGCGGCGTATCAGTTTGGGTTAAATAGTCCCAATTTTTACGCGCCCATTCTTTGGCGTTGTCGTTTATTTGGTTGCTATTTTCAACGGTTGATTTAGTTGCTTGTAGTTTCATATTATTATTCTCTTTTTTATGGATAGGGTTTTAAGGGCAAACAATGCCATTCAGGCAATCGTTATATTCTATGGTTGATGCTATAACGTACAACGTGAAAAGCCCCAAACAACCTAAAACGGATTGTATGCGGGCAATTGAGCGCGCCTTCTTGGTGGTGTTCAAGGTTGCCATTGGTCTAATATATGCGCCTTTTTTATAGTCGTAATTAATCATTATTTCAGCCCCTTTATTTTGTAGTAGTTTTTAAAGCGTTTCTCGTAATGTGCCACGAGATCGGCTATTTCGGCGTTATGCTTTTCTCGTTGTTCAATATCGTATAAAGCGGCTTCAATATCCTCTTTTGTCATGGGTGCATATAATTCAGGATCAGTGCGCGCTATTCTTTGCGATTCTCTATGGTCGTCGTCCGGTTCTGTAAGGTGATCAGATAGGCGGCTAATATAATCATTTTCGCCATACGGATCGCTTTTAGCCGGATCTTGGTCTCTGAAATAGTTGTCAATCATAAATCACCCCATACAAGTGCAAATAGACTTACTGTTAAAAGTATAATTATGCCAATCGTTGCTAGTGCTATCATCTTAAGCCCCTTAAATTAAGTTAAAGTCTAAAGCGGTAACAACTACCGAAACAACTACCGAACCAATTAGCAGCGCATAACTAACGGCAACTATCGATCCTATAATATCGTCGCGGCGTGCCTTTCTTGCACGTTGCAATCTAGCCTCACTGATTCCATTTTGTACGCATTGTTCGATTGTAATTACTGGTTGATTTTTCATAATGTTTTAACCTTCTCTTAATAGTGGTTTTTTGTGTACGTGTAGCAAGTACTGTATGCCGTTTATTATACCAATATAAATAATAGAAACAATATTAATTATATATATACCTAAAAAAAATCGAATGCTATCGCATTAAAAGCATATTTTAGCGGTTCAATTATGGTAAATGGTTAGGTTTTAAACGGATATAAAAGGTGGGGTTAAATTGTTTGGGAAACTCGATCAGCAAAATAAACGCAATTGAAACCTATCGGCAATGTAATAGCAATATAATCAATGTAACAATATATCTGATATTGATAGGGATATAAGGCAATATAAGCGCATCTAAGGAGGTTCGATCCAGGGCTATGCGTTGGTATGGTTGCCCCAGGTTGAATGAATTAGACGATCAGATAGACACCTTGTAAGGCATTCTGACGGGTATCTGGATAGGGGGGGTACACCCCAAATCGACCCAAATCGCCTCGTCCATACCTCCAAAAATAAAGGGGGGTTTTTTGATGGTTTTATATAGGTAAACTAAAACGGGACAGATTATTTGAACAGTAGTTACATAAGTCTCAGTAATTTGGTACTCTTGCGCCAATTGATCATTTTTTATACAGGTAGAACAATATGGCTAAGATAGGCAATCAGGGTGATGGTGGTGGAGTTGATCCTATTGTGTTTAGTAAGGAGCAAGTAATTGAAGTTGAAGCTTTGGCTGCTGTATTGTCTAAAGCTCAGTTAGCGAATTACTTTTGTATTGCTGAGAGTACGTTCCGAGCAATTGAAAAGAGACAGCCTGAAGTTGATTCTGCGTATCGTCGTGGTCGTGCTAATCAGATTGCTAATATGGGCCAGAACTTAGTTGAATTGGCTCAGACTGGTAATGTGACTGCTAACATCTTCTACTTGAAGACTCAGGGCGGTTGGCGTGAAACTGATAACGATGTGTCCTCACAACCGATTAATATTAGTATCGTCAATCCTACTGAGTAACATTAATTAAATGGCAACTATTTGTCCTACTGTTCCTCAATACCAATATATAACTACTAAGGCTAAATATCCGGCCTTGGTAGCGGGTTTTGGTGCGGGGAAAACAGAAGCTGCTGTTAAAAGGTCTATTCTGGGTAAACTGGCTAATCCTAAAACGGATCGAGGCTTTTATGCGCCTACATACGATCTGTTGCGGATGATTGCCTTCCCTAGATTTGAGGCGGCTCTAGAAGAGTTAGGTATTGCTTACCGCCTGTTTAAGACACCTTTGAACTACCTTGAGATATTTGGGTACGGTCGCATTTACTTCCGATCTATGGACTCCCCTGAACGCATTATTGGTTATGAACACGCTGATGCTGATGTGGATGAGCTAGATACGATGAAACCTGATGATGCGGCTTATGCCTGGAGACAGATCGTAGCCCGTAATCGTCAATTGAAGCAGGATGGTGAACAAAACACTATTGGCGTGACTACTACGCCTGAAGGCTTCAAGTTTGTGTACGCTACATGGAAGAAAGACCCAAAAAAGGGTTATGAAATTATTCAGGCTCCTACAGCGAGTAATCCTCACCTTCCTTCTGACTATTTACAAAGTTTGCGCGACATCTACCCTGAAAATTTACTGGCTGCATATACTGAGGGTCAATTTGTCAACCTTCAGTCCGGCACTGTCTTTAATAGCTATGATAGAATAAAATGTCGATCCCTGCTTGTGGCAGGCCCGAATGATATTATAAATATCGGGATGGATTTTAACGTGACTAATATGTCAGCCGTTGCGTACATCGTTAATGGTGAGAATTGGCACGCTGTTAGTGAATTTGAGGGCGTTTATGATACGCCTGCAATGATTGA